ATGTTTTCAATCGAGTTTGTTTACACGCTGGCCGCCGCGTCGGTGCTGGCGTGGATTTTCTACAAAGCGCCGGGCGTGTGGTTGGCCATTCTGGCCGGGCTTGGCGTGCTATCGGGCGGCCTATTGCTGCCGGTGGTGGCCGGGCTTGCGTCCCTTTTCATGTTCTGGCTTTGGTGGCTTTATGAGACCGATTAGCGGCCGACTGCCAACACACCACGGTGAGAACTTAAGTTATTCACAAGTTGTCCAGTGTTGCGTAAAAACAACGGTGGACAACTGCCCGCGAGGGTGTGGATAGCGCGATTCGCCCCAAACCTTTTTCCAGTTTGAAAAACCCAAAAAATCCGTGGAAATTTCTGACCAAAAAGTAACGGCCCCTAACTTTTGACCATAGCCTTTTTCAATCAAGAACCAAAAATGTATAGTTATAAATCAACCCCCACCCCCTTGAAGTGCAATAGCATTCAAACCCCAAAACCAATTTCAGGAGAATACATGGATGAGATCGAAATCCCCGGCTTCTTAAAGCTGCTGTACGTCATCGCCGCAATGGTTGTTGTGCTCGATGTGCTGGTGTGGAGAGCCGTATGACAGATGAACAACTCCAACAAGCAATAGATAAAGCGCGGGCGTTCTTGATGCAGCAGCTGGACTATAAGACCACGCCATCAAGCGCTGCCAAGAACCACGCCGTTGAGACGTTGAAACAGCTTGAAAAAACTCAAGTCATACGGGCCAATTTGGCTCACACGCCCACGTTCGCCGTGCCCGGCGCAATCATTCGCTGCGCGGACAACCGCCCGGGTTGTGAGAAGGCGCTGGGCGGTTTGTGCGATTGTGCAAAGGGCAATAAATGACAGACACCATCATTGAGCCGCCAACGCCGCCATGCTTTAGCACGCGGCTGCAATTCAAGATGTGGATGCAGTCAGCGCGCATCACTGGCGGCATTTACGAAAATGGGATTTGCACCGATTGCACTGCCGAATACCAGGCAAAGATGATTGAGCAAAAACGCTGCATGCACCCCGACACTTATTTTGCACCTGACCAAGACGGATTTACACAAGGAGTTATACCAAATGGCAAAACCAACACTGCACCTCACACACCCTGATTTCAAATATCGCAACAGCGCACAAACCGATGTGCGAGAGACTTGGCGCCGCTTCGGCTGGCAGCCATTGGCTCAGCGAGAGCAATACGTTGAGCCAGAGCCCGTGTTGGAAAAAGCCGCCAAGCGCGTTGTTCGCACCCTGCTGGTTGCTGGGGGAACAAAATGATGATCTGCCTGATTGTCGGCGCGGTGATGGCCGCAAAGATGATCTGGGTGATCTACCTATGGATTAACGAAGGAGAAGACCATGAGTGACAACGATAAAACCGGCGCCCAAGGCTGGCGCAAGCGGCAGATTGCAGAGGCAGAGAAGCAAGAGCCTGTGGCGTATCTTTTGCGCCGACAAGACCGTGATGGGTATGAAACTGGTGAAAAAACTGACTACGGTGCAATTCCTGTTTATACCGCTTTACAACAACATACATGGGTTGGACTGACGGATGAAGATTGCGAAAAAATGAGTGCTGGCGACAAAGTTGTGGCAATGTGGGCTGAAAGAACACTCAAAAAGAAAAACACACACCCACAACCAAAGCGTGAATGGGTTGGGCTGACGGATGAGGAAAGGCTAATCATCATTAACGATTGGCAATGGCAAGAAGGAAAACCATATCACCTGTGCCTATCAATTGAAGCCAAACTCAAGGAGAAGAACACATGACCGAAGAAGTAAAAAGCCTATTGATGCTGCTGGGATTGATCTTCTTGGCGCCAACGACGTTCGGCGTGGCGTTGGTTGCCATGTTCATCAGCAACCGCATGAAGGAGACTGAATGAGAAAACAAAGCCACTATCGGCCCAAGGGTGTGCGCCTAGACACCATGGCTTGGGTTATGTCTGGGATGAAGCGCATCGACCAAGTTGATAACGCGGGCGTTGTGTTGAAGATTAAGAACCACGACGCCTTGGCCGCAGTGGTGCAAGGCCGAGCCAACCGCAACGACATCGACACTCTGATTGGCGCTTTGAACATGACGGAGGCGTTTTGCCTTCTCAACATTGGCCAAGACTGGCGCCCCGAAGTTGGCCAAGCACAAGACGCCTTGTATGAGCTGGCCAAGCGCGGCGTGAAGCTCGGGCGGTTTATACTCACTGGCCCCGAGATGCAGGCACTCAACTTGGCCATGGACATCCACGACGCCCAGCTGGAAGCCGCGACAGTGCGCCAGCTTGAGCAAGCGCTTGAGATTGTCGAGAAGACAATTCGCCACGGTAAAGCTCGACGTATTCAGGTGGCCGCATGAACATTGGCATAGACCACTTGATCGTAGGTGCAACTGGCGTTGGGTACGCCATTGTCGGCTTCATGCAATGGGGCAAAGGCGCAACAGGAAACGGCTTGATGTGGCTTGGCTATGCTTTTGCCCAGATCGGCCTTTGGATCAACTTGAAATAGGAAACCAGCATGACACCACAATACATTACCGACTTGCCATTTGGCTACGAAGAGAACACTGAGATCGGACTGAACAAAGACAACGAAGTGGTGCTCCACCACCCCGTCATGCCGGCTCTGATCTACGACAAGCAGCTATTGCGCTGGGTCGAGTTGAAGGAGGAATCGAATGGGTAAAGGATCAGCCCGCCGCACCGAAAACTTGGCGCTGGTGCATGAAGGCTTTGACCGCATCTTCGGCGAGAGCAAGCTAGAACGCCGCTTACGCGAAGAGCGCGAAGCCCAGTATGAGCACGTAGGGGAAGATCAGGAGCCAGATTGGGGTGAAGGCAACCCCTGCCCCGTTTGCGGCACCGAGCTGGCCCTCACTGGTGCCGGCCTTCATTGGCACTGCGATGTGTGTGGCCACGACACGCGGGCGTACAGGGGTTAGCGAATACGCGAACGGCGCTCCCAGTCTTCTTTGCAATCGAGATCGCAAAAGAGCCGCCTTCCGGGCGGCAATTTTTCGTCGCAGTTAAAGCAGTGGCCAGTCGGTTCAACTTGCTTGTATCGCTTGCTCAATCGCGCTTGCAATTCCACTTCGGCAACTTCGTTGGCCTTGTCAATCTCATCAGCCATTATTCTTCTTCCAAACAATCGGCTCGGCATCATCGAGCGTGTAAATCTTAATCGGACCGCTGGACCGGAGATCAATCTGGCAGGCCATGTCCACGGCGTCTTCGGCCGACATGCCAAGCCGTAGCACCGCTTCGGCCGCCATCGCGCCAGAGCCAATCGCCATGGGCGAATCCTCACTCTGCCAGTCCAGCGCTGACGTGGCCGAAAACACCCCGTCGCCAGTCAGCATGACGAAGGTGTTGTCAAAGGTCATCTTGGGCTTGCGCTTGAGTTCACCACGCGCCCAGCGCACCGCTTTCTGAATGTCCACCACCGCGCCGGCAGCGCCCAGCCAACCGCCGGGCACCGCATACACCTTGTTCTGGCTGTACTTGATGCCGGCGTCCTCATCGGACACCTGGCTGTCTGTCACCAGTATTTTGCGTTTTGGGTCAATGACAATCGTGGTCATGGGTATTCGCGCTCAATTAACATTTTGAGGTAGTGTATCGCTTTCTCCAAGTCCTGCCGGCCGTTCTTGGCCTTGTGGCGGCAGATGTATTTGATGGCGTTGGCTTCGCAGTACGGCAGCTTGTTGGCCATGATGAATTCCACGGGCTGAATCGCCATGTCCTTGTAGTGCGCGCCGCCCACTTGGGCGTTGAAAGCGCTCTCAGTCACTTCCTCAATGAGATGAGGGCAGTCGTTGATGTCGTGTTTTCCTTTGCAGTGCTGGCAAGTGCTCATAGGTAGTCCAAGTCAGAAAGTGATGTTAAACGGCTGGGCGTGCTGCCCCATACTTCGGCCACCAAGCCGTCCTCGTCGCCACGCCACGCCGTCTTGCGGGGCGCTGGCAGGGTCTTTGGCTTGGCCGGGGCCGGTATCTTCGCTTCTTTTACCGTTGCCGGCGCTGCCTCCCGTTCGGGGGCAACTTGCTCTATCGTAGCGAAACGGTGGCCGCAGACTTTGCATTGGCGACGGCGGCGAAGTGTGTTCTCGTTTTTGTTGTGGCGGGTATCGAGCGTCTCAGTCTTGCCGCCGCAGCTTATGCAGTTCATACAGTTCCTCGTTTTTGCTCAAATGACTTAAATTCCTCAAAATCCTTTGCCCGCAGCGCGATGCCCTCAAATACTGAGCGGCGCGTTCTGGGGTGCTTGGTGCGATGAAAACCGCGGTTCTGCATGGAGCGGCTAAAAGCGTTCTCTTTGCCCGCGAATTCGCCCGTCTCAGCACACCATTCGCGCCAGTCGGCAAACAGCTCTGAGGTGGGAATTTTGTGGCCAACAGATGGCACCACGTTCTCGGCCAACCAACGGCCAAGCGTGTCTTCATCCTCAAAGTATTCGTTGGTGGAATCGAGCACGGCAGCGGGTGGGTTCAGGCCGCTTTGCAGCCACTCCACACAGCCCTCAATCGCCCACGCCAGAATGGCGCCCCATTCGCGCTTGAGCTTGGTACTCAAGTCCTTGTCCACGGCCGTTGGCTTGTTGGTGAAGGGCACCAAGTGGATGCGGCGGCGAATAGCGGCGTCTACGTTGTGGATGGCTGGGCGATGGTTGCCGGCGAAGATCAAGGTGAACTGAGGCGTGAAGGTGAAGTTGTCTTGGCGCATGTAGCGCGCTGTCACCTTGTCGCCGCCCGTCAGGCTCTTGAGCTTGGCTTCGTCCCATGAGCGGCCTTGCTGGGTCTCTTGGGCCGTCACCAGCCGTGCGCCTTGCAAGGCGGCCAGCTCAGTGGTGTGTCGGTCAAACTTTGAGGCCGTGAAGGTGTCCATGGCCGCGGCCACGCTGTAACTGCCCAGAATGTCTTGCAGGGCGTTCAGGAAGGTGCCCTTGCCGTTGCCCCCATCCCCGTAAAAGAAGGCCAGCATTTGCTCTTTGGTGCTGCCCGTGAGCGAGTAGCCGGCCAAGCGTTGCAGGTAGCTTTGCAGCTCCTTGTCGCCCTTGGTGGCCATGTCGAGGAATTGCAGCCACGTGGTGGGCTTGCGGGTGAAGTCAGGGCCAACGGCCGTCATGCGGGTGTGCAGGCCGTCAGGATCGTGGGGTTTCAGCTCCCCCGTGGTCAGGTCCACCACGCCAGAGGGCGTGTTCAGCACCATGGTGTTGGTGTCCCAGACGGTCTCATCCACGGCCACAGAGCGGTCCATAGACGACACCTTGGCCACCGCAGCCATCATCGAGGCAGAGGCGCACTTGGTGGCGATACGCTCGGCCTTGTTGGCCTGGTCGATGGTTTGTAGGGCTTCGGCGCTGGCTTCCTCGCAGATGCCCCGAACCAAATCGTCTACGTGGCCGGTAGCGTCTTTGACCCACTTCTGGCCGTCGTGCAGATACCAGCCGCCAAACAGCCGGCAATGGCGCACTTCCTTGCGGTGCTTGGCCAAGAAGCGGCGGGCCAACGCGGCGTCAGAGTAGGCAATAGGGGCACAAGCGGGGGCGCTGGTGTCCTCTGGTGCCTCTTCCACGGGGAATTCCTGCGGCGCGATGTCCAAATACGGGCGGGCCAAGTCAAAGATCAGGTCAGCGCCGACTTCAAAGGGCGCCTTCATGCGGTTCCAGTCGGCTTCCACCACGTCCGGCTCATTGCCAGCGAAGCGGTCATTGCCTTCCCAGCGCATCGCCCAGTCCACGAAGATGTCGCGAGCGTCGTCAGGATGATCGGCCAGCGCGGCCTTGATGGCGTAGCCGTAGCGCAAGTAGTCATCACGGCCGGGAAAGAGCGTATTGGTATTGGGCGTTGCAGCGACGGCCACCCGCACCAAGTCACGGTCCCCCTTAAGGTTTTCTTGGTTGATCGCGCTGCGGTCAACGGACAAGGCGCCGCTGCCCTCTGGCTGGAATGCTTCGCAGCCAAATAGCTCAAGCATGGTTTGGCACTCGACAAGGAAGGCTTGGGCTTTGTCGCGGGTGAGTTCCGTCAGGCCGTCAGCCGTGAGCTGGGCCAAGTCTTGGTTTGTCGTGTAGGTGAAGCCATCGGGGTGCTTGCCGGCGATGACATACTGCTGGCCGTCACCCAAGATTTCGATCAGGTGTTGTTCGTTGTTGTATTTAAACCACAACCGCATGCGGCCGAATGCTTCGCTTGTGCGATACATCAGCAATCTTTTGGGCGGCTTGCCCACACGGGTGGGCGCGGTGCCGAGAAACGTCAGCGCCATGCTTTCGATCAGCTCGGCAATTTCGGCGTCAGTGCAGTCAATGTCGATGGCCGGGAACTGCGTGGCACGCAAACCAAAGTTGGCGCCAGCGGCTTCCCAGTTCTGCACGTCGTTGTAGGTGGGTTCGTAGTTTTGCCAGTCGTAGCCGCCCCAGCTCCCTTCGCGGTTTTTCCGCCCAGGAATTTTGCCGAGATCGCGGTCAGACAGCTTTGATTGAGGTGAGATTTTTGCTGCGGGTGGCACGACTGAAACCAGATCGCGGAACCCAGCGTTAAACAGATTAGTTATCATTGATGAAAAGTGTAGTTATTTCCTGTAATAAACCCCCTCCCAGCCTTCGGCGTCCACGGGACAGCCGGCGGCCCAAGAGGGCAATTCACACATGATGTTTTCAAATTCTTCCACCGAGCCGAAGTCCTGCTTGACTTCTGCCACCAGTTCATCGTGAACCGACAAAACCAACGGGTAGCCACGGGAGTTTAATCGTAGCATAGCCTCGGCCAAAAGGTCACGTGCAACGGCTTGAACCAAGTTTTCTGTCAGTTTTCCGCCATAGGTAGTTTGCCTAGTCCACTGGTTGTTTAAACCAACGCCATCGAAGTACAACACGGGCTTCGTGCTGCCCCACGGCATCATCTCATCGAACACGCGAGGCTTGGCGTAGGCCAGCGGGCGGCCAGATGGCAGCACCATCCACAGAAAGCCGTTCTTAACGACGTAGCGCACCTTGCCGTTTCTGATGCTGACGACTTGGCCGGGGTTCTGCACCGCTTCAATGGCCGATTGCTCCATCTGGCGCCACAAGCGCACGATATTGCCGTTGGCTTCGCGGTATTTGGAAACCACATCCTTGGCCGTCGTTTCGTCAATCTCAATGCCGGCCATCGTCTTGCAGGCAGAGATGAACTTGTTGGAACCCATGCCGTAGCCGCAGCCCAGAATGGCCATCTTGCCCATCTGACGCTGGGGCTTGTCTATTGCACCTGGTGCTACACCATATATTTTTGATGCCATGACTTTGTAGACATCGCCGCCGACGCGGAATGTCTCGACTAACTCGGTTTCGTTGGCCAGCCACGCCAGCACACGGGCTTCAATCGCGGCGTAGTCAGCTGAGATGAACTTGTTGCCCGGGGCTGCCACCAAACACGGCCGCAGCAGCGTAGACACCACTTCCATGGGCGGGCCGTAGAGCATGTCAATCAGGTCCACGTCGCCGCGGAAAACCGCGTCGATGGCGCCATCCACGTCCAAGCCGTCCAGCCCGCGGGGGAAGTTCTGTGGCTGTACCAAGCGGCCCGCCCATCGGCCCGTGGTGGCGCCGTGGTAGAGCAACAGGCCACGGATGCGGCCATCGTCGCAGCAGGCTTCCAGCATGGCGTGGAGCTTCGCTGTGGAGGACTTTCCTGCCTCTTGCCGAATCGTCAGTATTTCCCGGTCAACTTCCGACAATTCCGTATCGAGCAAGTCTTTGACAGCCGCCTTGGCAAGTGTCTCAACCCCCAGCAACTCGCGAAGGCGCCCCGTGTTGGTCACGGCGGAAACTTGGCCGTCGGTCAGCTCATGCAGTCTGGCGTTGGCCTGCATGATGGTGTCGGCCACCACGCTCAAGCAGGCATCCACCAGCCGCTTGTCCAGCATCACGCCCTTGTCGTTGATTTGCTGGTCCAGCAAGTAGACTTGGCGCTCTGTGGTGCCCAATGGCCGCAGCTTGGTCGCAATCATGCGCTCCACGGCCACGTCGGTCTTGCAGTATTCAATCAAGCGCTCAACGCGGTCAGGCACGTCCCACCACACGGGTGTGTCGCCGTCCATGCGGCGGGGGCGGGCCATGCGAAGCATGAGCGCCGCGCCTTCCTTGTCCTTTTGGAGCGGCGTGCCCAGCGCCGTTGCGGCTTGGTCCAAGCTGCGGGGCAGTGCCATTGCTGCGGCTTGTGCGGCCGTGCAAAAGACTTGATAGCTGTGCAGCACGGGAAAGCCGTAGCGCGGCACCAAGATGTTGTTCCATATCGTGCGCTCGAAGGCGGCGTTCCATGCACGCACGTTGCCGCCGACGCAGATATGTTCGAGGATGCCAACGGGTGGCTCTTCGCCCGGCACCCAGATATTGATGGGGCCGTCGTCAAGCGCCCAAGCGAGGCACCATACGTCCGTGTGTTTGTGTTGGGCGTATTTGTGGACGCCCGTCTTTCTGAGATCGAGCACGCTGCGCGTCTCGAAGTCCAGTGAAAGCCAATCTGCCATTTTGATGAGAATAAAAAAGCGCCCCCGAAGGGGCGCGAGTTATTGTTTTAGATCAGGTCATCCAAATCAGACGCTGCGCTTTCTTCGGCGCTAAATTCGTCTTCTGCCTTCATACGGCCGTCAATACGTGGGCCGTCACCCAGCTTCTGAATGTTGTTCAGAGCAAAGGAAACGCCTTTGTTGCCGTTGTTGTCGTATGCGAAGGCCCGCAGCGATGCGCGCACCTTGGCGCCAGCATAAATCTCTGCTGGGTCTTTGATCGCAGCGGGCTTGCCATCAGCGCCAGCGTAGCGGCTGACGATGCCGGGGGCTTGCTTGGACTTGACGTTGATGAACGTCGAGCCTTCGGCATAGCCCTTGTCTTCGCCATCGGCGCGGAAAGGCATGCGGAGCTTGCCTGCTTTGAGCAAGGCCGCATACTTGTCGCCAAACTTTTCCTTGGCGATTGTCTCAACGACTTTCTTCATCTCAGACAGGTCAGCGTCAGGGCCGAACACAAGGGCGCAGCTGTAAACAGCTTCGGTCTGGCCTTCGGGAATCTTTGGCTCAAAAAGGTGAGGATATGAAAGGGTGGCTTCTGGTGTAATGATCTTTGACATAGTGGTTTACTGAGTTACGGTTTCTACGTTGCCGGTGTTGACATCGGCGGCGGCTTCGGCAGCGGGTGCAGGCTGTTGCACAGTGATGCCGAATTCTTTGAGGATGCGATCACGCAAGTAGTCGCGGGGGTCAATGCCGTTGGGCACGTCTTCTGTGACTGAAATGGTGGTGTGAGCTGTGCCCACACGGTCCTCGTTATTAATGCAAAGCGTGAAGGAGACTTGTGTCGTCATATTCAACTTTCTTACGGATTGTCACGGTAACGCCGTGAATTCGTCGGCTGCACTCAAAGCGGCAGCCTGGCGCTTATCAGTCTCAGAGACCATGGTAAGTCCTGTTGAGACAGATACGGTCAGCTCAGCGAGAAGTTTGCGGTCGGCTTTGGCCAACAGCTTCTCAACTTGGGCTGGGGATTTTAGCTTCTGTTCATACATATCGCGGGCACGAATGCCGCCGCTGTTTTCCAACACGGCAATCGCATCCTGTTCATTCACCCATTTTCGCGTGGCGCGCTTGGCCACAAGTTTGAAGCCGGGCACCGTACCGCCGCGTTCCAGCGTGGCGTAGGCGTGAGCGCGAAGTGACTTAACCCACTCTTCCACGATGTCGGCTTTTTGCAACAGTTCGGCAACTTGCTCTGGCAGCAAGGTGCGAGGATCAGGCGGGCCGAATTCACTTTGCGCCACAGCCAAGGCTTGCTCTCGCAAACCGGGGCAGACGCCAGCGGCCGTGCAAAACTTGCAGTGGTCGCCCGGCACAATCGGCGCGTCTTCGTCAAGCGTGCGGTGCGCTGCGTCCATCAAGTCCGCAGCGAAATCCACCAGCTCGGCCGCCGAGACCGTTTCCGAACGGATAGGGCCGTCTGAGTGCGGCGCGCGCGGCTGCACGATGATGATTTCAACTTCGGCCACTGGCTGGTCATTCTCAAGCGCCAGCATGGCGCCCAAAGCATAGTAGCGGCCTTGCGGATTGCCAGTCGCTTCCACGGCCACACCAGCGCCATGCTTGTAGTCAATCACAAACAGCTTCTTCTCGGCCTTGCGGTAGATGATGCAGTCCGATGTGCCAAACATCTGCACGGGCGGGTTGAGCTTTTCCAAGCTCACACGGCGCTCAAGGTATAGCTCATCATCAGCGCCAAGCAGACCGCGCACATAGTCGTAGTAGACCGTGACCGCCTCTGCCATCTCGGCTGTGACTTCCATGCCTTCCACGATTTCGCCAATCCACTGGCTGGGATGATCGCCTTGTGCCAAACACATTTCACCAACGGCGTGAGCCGTGGTGCCTTCTTGAGCAAAGATACTCGATGGGTTTGGCAGCCCGTCGCACATGCGTGGCGAGGCAGGGCACGCCATCCAGCGATAGGCGTTTGACGCGCCTAGCTTAGAGTGAGCCGTCATATTCAAATCCAAACGGAGGGGAGATGGCGACAGCAAACAGAAACGCCGCGGCCCCCATGTCCAAACCGTAGTGGCCGGAAATCAAATAGGCGCCCAGCACCATGCAAGCGAGTTCGCCAATGTCGATGAAATATCTCATGTTAGCCCTTTACGGCCGCCAGCACGGCCGCGAATTGGTCGGGTTGAATTTCAGAGACGCGCTTGGCGCCGACTTGATCGAGCACCGCTTTGAGTGCGACAGCGCCTTTGGCTTTGCCAAACGCAGTCAACGCAGCCGTCACGTCTTCCGCTGTCGGGTTGTCATTGGCCGGCGTCGGCTCTTCAAAGGGTTCGTCTTCTTCGTTGGGCAGTGGCTCAGCCGCTGCGGCGTATGCTTTTTCAATCACTGGCGCTGGTGTTGCGACAGGCTTTGTGGGCATTTGAATAACGGCGGGGGGTGTCTTTTTGTCGCGCATGAAATACGCGATGAGATCGGCTTCGCTGTCGAAGCTGAGCGTGACTTGAATGGCCATACTATTCCTTTTCGTCGATGAGTTGAGAAATCATCTTGGTCTTTCTTTCCAAGACTTGCGTTACTGCCTCGTCGATTGATCCGGCGAGACTGAATACTCTAACAAATACTGGCCGTGTTTGGCCGATGCGGTGGCATCTTTTTGCCGCCTGTTGGTTTTCCGCGACATTCCAACTCATGCCCAGAAAGGCGACATGGTTGGCGGCGTGCAAAGTGATGGCCGCGTTGCAGGCCGTGATGTTGCCGACAAACACGCGCACCTTCGGGTTTGTTTGAAAGGCGTCGATGTTGTCTTGGCGTTCGCGTGGGCTTGTCGCGCCCGTTACCAACACCGCACCAAACGGCTTGAGTGCTTCTGCAATAGTGTCGAGTGCGGCACGATGTTGGCCAAAAACAACAATCTTCTCCACCGCGCCATCGTCCAACTCGGCCGCCAGCTCCTTGGCCACCGCGGTGGCTTTGGACACTTCGGTCAAGCGGCGCAGCGTGGCGATGTGCGTTTCAACGCTCGGGTCGCCGCCCTTCTCGGCCAGTTGCAGGATAAGCGCTTTGGCGTCGTCATCGAGGCTGGCTTCAAGCGTTCGCAACTCGGCCAAGATGTTGACTGGCTCGACCACCTGGTGCTGCCAGAAAATCTCTGGCAAGTCCTTGAGCACGTCTTCGGCCTTCCTGCGAAGCATGAATGTTTTGAGCTTGGGTTTCAGCTCGGCCACGTTCTTATTGCCCATGATCTTGAGGCCGAAATCGGTGGCCATGAATTGTGTGTATCGCTCAACGAACGTGACGTAGTTCATCGGCTTGTCGCCATTGGAGATGAGATCGGGCCAGAGCGCCCGCATCATCGGAAACAGCTCTGCGGCGTTGTTGGGGGCCGGCGTGCCCGTCAGCAACCATACACGCGTCGCGTGATACACAAGGCCATCGCCAAGGCAGTAGGGGCCGAACAACGCCTTGGTGCGCTTGCTCTGGCGGTTCTTGAGGTAATGCGCTTCATCGAGAATCAGCACGTCGGGCGCAAAGCTGACGATGTTCTTGCGAACGACGGCATTGACGGCCACCTTGTCGTAGCTCTCCACAACCAAATTGAAATTGCCCTTGAACCACATGGCGAATTCGCGCTTCCAGTTTTCCCGAGCGATGGCCGGGCAGAGCACCACGATGCGCTCAGCGCCCACCTTCTCGGCTGCTGTGATGGCTTGCGCTGTCTTGCCAAGGCCCATGCCATCGGCGAGCAAGGCGCGCTTGTGGGCGGCCAGAAAATCCCGGCCTTCCACCTGATACGGCATGAGGTTCATTTGAGCGTTTTGGCCCCGTAAGCTGCAATGAGCGTGGCGTCGGCGCGGCCGTCGTCTTTGACGCGCTTGAACTGGTCGGCCTGCTTGGGGAAGAGTTCAGCGGCCCGCATGCGGCTGCCGTCTTTGCCGCCGCGCACGGCCATGGCTTTCTGCCAGGTCTGCGGTGTTACAAAATTTAATGGTATTCCAATCGCAGCAATTACGCCTTCCACCACGCCAGCGGCGCGGCCAAAAGCAAACATCGAAGACACGCCTTGTCCCGGCATGGCGCCGACTTGTTCAAGGAAAGCGGCGTCGGGCTGGATGTCGGCGAAGACCGCGGCCAGCAGTTGCGCCGATACGTGGCGCTTGATGCCGGTGCCCCGCTTCACTTCAACCACGGGCATGTCGTAAACAGTCAGTCGTTGCGTTTCAGAATCAAGAAAAACGAGGGCGCCTGATGCGCCGGGGTCGATGCCAAGAATGACCATATTGTTCAAATGAAGTGGGAGGAAATCAATAGTAGCATGAAAGTGGAGCGCTAGTATGAGGCGGCGATAGTCTGCCGCCTCAACCGCTCCCCGGCTGCTTTTCGCCCGCCGTGGGCATTCCATTACAGCACCAAACCGCTTGCACCAAGTCGATTTCGAGTCCGCAAGCAATAGAAGGCAAGAAAAGGTAACAGTAGGATAAGAAGGGAAACAGCGGGAATTGATCAAACGTCAATCCGCGTTTACGTAGAGGGGCGATCACGAAGGCGCACTCAGCCGGACAATATCATGCCCGAAACAACATTTTTGACACCTCACCAGCTTTGCCGCCGGTGGGCGAACGCGGTCACGCCTAAAACTCTGGCCAACTGGCGCTCCAAGCGCGATGGGCCAACGTACTATCGATTAAAGGGCCGGGTGCTCTACCGGCTGGATGATGTGCTGGCTTGGGAAAAGGCGAACGGCAAATGACACTCCTGCGTTTGAAACAGGCCGCCAGCTTTTTGCAGCTGCATCCGAACACCGTTCGCACGCTGGCCGCCACCGGCCGTCTGCCTGCCGCCCGCGTGGGCCGGCAATGGCGGTTTGTCGATACCGATCTTGTTGCCTGGATGCGGAACGAATACGCTTCCCCCGCACGGGCGCGCCCGGAGGAAGGGCACCCATGTCACTCTACCAACGCGGAACCACTTGGTATGTCAAAGTCACAGCACCAGACGGAACGCTTATTAGACACTCTGC